GGACGAACAAAACAAATCCCGTCGAGACACTTGAAAACCCCATCACGACTCACCGCGTAAGCCATTGGCCAATCCTTGCTCATTGGAACCCTATATAGCTTGTCTTCCCTATCCACCATATACGAAGACTCAATATCCGGCTGACCATCCATCCTGGAGACACCAACAATACCGTGATGGAAGAACAAAATATCCCCAATCTCTATATCCTCGTCAAGCTCGTCCGGAATAAAAACAACCTCCCCGAACCGGACCGTATCCTTCACCTGACACAGATTAGGGTCAAGAAAAATATCCACCCCGGAAGATGTGGTGAATTTTGTTTTATACGCAGAGTTAACCCTGACGATGACATCTCTTACTGGCCGCATAACAAATCAGTTATGTCATATTCAACCTCAGTGTTCTCAAACACTTCTTTCCACAGCCCCTCTTCTCCATAGACATTGCGGCCATAAACACGATAAAACAACCCCATCCTGGGATGTTCAACTTGCTCAATAGAGCTTATTATTATTACATAAATAACCCCATCAACCTCTACATCTAAAGACTTACCCACATTCCTCCTGACAACACTCTTGCCGTCAAAGGAATATGCTATGCTTCTAATTTTCCCCATGTCATTTTATTTTAAAATTTCAATATGATGAACCTCATTATCACCACAGTCACTATAGGTATGGAGCTCTAAAAATTTCTTTCTTATAGGAAAAACCCACAAGAACCTACGCCCAGTGTCCTTCTTTTTAAGATACCCCACATGAGTCTGGTTGTCAACATAAGACACATTGGTTAAGCCCACACGCGGTCTCTCGTTAATCAAGTCAACCCTACCAGAAAAAGACAAGCACTCGTCGCGATAGGATATTGGAAAAACCTTACCAGCGGCCTCCCATTCGCCTACATTAACCTCTATGGTGTCCCTATGGTAGTGATGTTTGACCTCTGTTATGTATTCAATCCG